ATGGCCCGGCTACGGCAACACCATCCAGCCGCTCAGCCTGCCTTCATGGGCATTAACTGCCAACCCAACTATCACATCCGATGACTTCTAGCATCACGCTCTGGACGCCAGAGCAAACCCAACTAATCAGCACCACGATTGCACCTGGATGCAGTCAAGATGAGCTGCGCTTGTTTGCCTACGCCTGCCAGCGCACTGGACTGGATCCGTTTAGCAAGCAGATCTACGCCATCAAGCGTGGCGGCAAGATGACCATTCAAGCCGGTATTGACGGCTTGCGTGCCATTGCCGAGCGCACCGGGCAACTGGATGGCAGCGAAACCTACTGGTGCGGTGACGACGGCGTATGGACTGACGTATGGCTTGGCAGCAAGCCACCTGCCGCGGCCAAGACCATCATCCATCGCAAGGGCAGCCAGCATCCATTTGTTGGCGTTGCACGCTTTGCTGACTACAACGCCGGCCAAGGCTTGTGGTCCAAGATGGGCGCCGCAATGATCGCCAAATGCTCTGAGGCGTTGGCACTGCGCAAGGCATTTCCTGCAGACATGTCCGGTGTCTACAGCACCGATGAGATGCAGCAGACCGAGGTGGAGCCTGTCACTGTGACCGCTGCACCTGCACCTGCGCTACCAGCAGGCGACGCCAAGCTGTTCCAAGCCGGCAAGGCTGCGATTGCCAAGGCCGACACACTGGCCAAGCTGCAGGAGGTTGTAGCGCGCATGGATAAGCGCAAGCCTGATCTCAGCGATGAGCAGAACGACGAGTTGCTGCGCCTTGCTGTAGAGCGCGAGGCGGTCCTATCCGACACGCCATCGGAGGATCCGTTTGCTGATGACTGAGCCATTCCTCACCACTGACGAACTGGCAGCACGTTGGGGATTGAAGCCAGCAGCCGTAAAAAACCAACGCGCACGTGGTATTGGTCCGGCTTACGTCACTGCATCACGCATTGGCTTACCGGCTGGTACACCACGTGTTCGCTATCCCCTCGCACAAGTCTTGGCTTTTGAAGAAGCCAATGGCATCACACCGCTGAACTGACATGAGCCTTTACGCAACTGGCATCGTTCGCATCATCACCGACCCGCAACTGCGTGCCTTTGAATCTGGCACCATGGTTGCCAACTTCGCTGGTGGCATCCAAGAGGGTAAAGACAAAGACGGCAACTGGATCAATAACGCAATCGACTGCGAGATCTGGGGCAAGTCCGCTGAGCTGATCGTTGATAAGCTCAAAAAAGGCGACAGCATTCTTGTAACTGGCGCCGTGCGCCGGCAAGAGTGGAACGACAAGGAAACCGGTGCCAAGCGCAGTAAGCATGTGCTCAGCATCCAGCGCTTTGAATTCATGCCACGCGGCGCAGCAACCACCAGCGAGGAGCCTGTGTTCTGATGAATCAAACCACACTTGACACTGCATTCAAGGAGTGGTGGGAGGCGTCCTACGGGCGCCCTCCCGGCACCCATGCAGTGATGACACACGTGGCATTTGCCGCGCATATTCTTGAACTCCTGGAGCTGATGCAAGATGATCAACCACAAAACTGAGCAGCGCCGTGATGACTACCTGCAGTGGCTGTACCAGCAAAGCGGCCGGACCTGCTGCACCTACACCGGTCTGTATCAACAACGCATTGCTGATCTGATCCGCCGCGATATGGCAGAGGCTTTAGGCGATGAGTGATCTCGTCAATCATCCGCCGCATTACAAGCACGGCGACATTGAGTGCATCCAAGCCATCAAGGCATCACTCGGTGATGATGGCTTCCGCGCTTACTGCAAAGGTAACGTCATCAAATACCTATGGCGTGCTGAGCACAAAGGCAATGCCGATCAGGATTACGGCAAAGCCGACTGGTACATGCGCAGGCTGCTGTTGCATATAGATGAGTGATCCATTTAAGCGCGGCGAGGAAAACTACGCCGCGTTTCTCACAGAAGATCACGTACGCGAACTACGCCAGTTGCGTGTTGCTGGCAGCAGCTACAGACAACTGGCAGAACGCTACGGCATCAGCAAAGAACACGCATGGCGCATCTGCCAACGCATTGCATGGAGCTGGCTTGAATGACCAATGACCACCCCATCACCCCACCGCCGGAGCTGGTGCAGCAGTGGGTTGACGCTTACTTTGGTGGCAAAATTTCCCAGTCCAATTTCCATCTAGACCTTGCCACCCGCGCCGCCCAATGGGGAGCAGACCAGGAGCTGGAGGCGTGCTGTGAATTGACTAGGGACAACGATGGCTATGACGCTGCGCTAGCACTCCGCGCTGCCCGCCGCCCCAAGTCGCCGAGCTTGAAAGAGCAGGCGCTGGAAGCTGCTCGGATCGAATTGGATCCCAAAGGTAAGAACGGCTCGCTGATTCTTCGCGCCCTGGAGGCCCTGCCCGATTAGCCAAGCCCATTATTTACTCAAACAATGACCATTCTTTGCGACTACGAAATCAAAGCGCTGTGCACCGACGGCATGGTGCCGAATTACGACGAGGCATTGATCAATCCTGCCAGCCTTGACCTACGGCTTGGTGACACGATCATGATCGAATCTGCCGAAAACCTAAACATGCGGCCGCTCAGCATTGCGGGACGCACGGCGGAAAATCCGTACGAGCTAAAGCCAGGGCAGTTTATCCTTGCGCAGACGATTGAGGTGTTCCACATGCCGGAGAACATTGCCGGTCTGTTCTTCCTCAAGTCAAGCCGCGCAAGGGAAGGCTACGAAAATCTGCACGCCGGTTACGCCGATCCAGGCTGGCATGGCAGCGTGCTGACCTTGGAACTAAAGAACTCACGCCAGATCTTGCCGCTGCCGCTGTGGCCTGGATTAAAGATTGGTCAGATGGTTTTTTTCCACATGAGCCAGCAGCCGGTGACCAGCTACAGCGTGACTGGCCATTACAACTCAGATCTCACGACGACGGCCTCGAAGCAGTTCCTCAGCGGCATCTAGGTGCCACTGCTCTAGTCCAGTCCGCAACGCTGCCGATGCCTCCTGCACAAGCCAGTGGATCTGAGACCGCTGGCTTGCTTCTTGCTCGGCTAACAACAGCGCATATTCCAGCAGTCCGCCCCAATCCGCTGCAGCATGTAACGCACGTAGCTGCGCGGCATTGGCAGCACCGTGGAATTGTGCTTCCATTGTATGTACTAACGGATTTTCCATGTCTGACGCTATTGGCGACTACTTGAACAGTATCGCGCGGTATCCACTTTTAACACCGCAACAAGAGATACAACTTGGCCGCCGAGTCTCAAAGTGGAGAGAACTAAAGGATCTTGAAAGACCTCTGACAATGCAAGAACGCCGCGAACTACGCAGCGGTGAGCGTGCGCGGCAAAAGTTCATGCAATCCAACCTGCAGCTTGTGGTGCATGTTGCACGCAAGTACAGCAGGCGCAACACACAAACGCTTGACATGCTGGATCTGATCCAGGAGGGCAACATCGGCCTTGCGCGCGCTGTCGAGTTGTTTGACTACACCCGCGGCTACAAGTTCAGCACCTACGCCTACTGGTGGATCCGCCAATCCATTGGCCGTGCATTGATTCAATACGACCCGATCATCAGGCTGCCGCTTGGCGTGCATGAAATGCTGATCAAGCTGAACAAGACAGCACAGGCATTTGCGCAAGAGCACGGACGCACAGCAACCATGGCGGAGCTTGCTGCAGTGCTTGATGTGACTCCTAAGATGATATCTGACACATTGCAGCAGTCGTATCGGGTTACAAGCCTTGATAAGCCTGCGCAGGATGAATCATCTAACATTCTTGACATTATTGCCGATAAAAGGCAATACGACGTTGAGTATGATTGGCAGCTTGAAACCGTACGTGATTATTGCGACGAGCATTTAGATGATCGCACTCGTGAAATCATCTACGCACGCAACAGTCGCAATCCAGTGCCATGGAATGACCTAGAAAAGCGCATGGGCCTATCGCGTGCACGCATGTGCGAAATACAAAGGCGTGGCATAAGCCGCCTTCGTATGCTGATAGGCAACCCGCTGGCAGGCACCCCACTTGGCGCCAACAATACAGAAGGTCGGGAACATCTGGAGAGTCTGCCTAGCGGGAATGTGTAAAAATCACCAGCAAGAATG